AGTGCATGATAACTAATGAAAATCCATGTGCATTATCTCCACAAGCCTTAACAGTAGCGTCATTAATGGTTGTAACACCAATTAAGTTTGATTCGTTTACAGTAGAGCTAGCAGTAGCTAAGTCAGTGATGTGAGTAGCGAAATCAGTATCATTAACACCGAATACTGCTTCAAGGATTTTTATTAAACGAACTTGTCTAGCTTTAATCCAATACTGTGCAACACCGTCAACGATTTGTGCCATAGGGTCAGCACCACTATTGAAATCCTTAATAAAGGACTTTGCAGACCATTTCTTCATACGACCATAAACAACACCACTGTAGTTGCCACCACTAAGAGTGCCATCAGTAAAGTCATTTACACCGTTGTAAACGTCTTCGTCACCACCAAGTACATCGTAGTAAGGGGTAGTAAAGTAATTAGAACCGTTTGCAATTAATCTCTCGATTTCAGCGTCACGAACAACTGCACCACTTTCAATCATAGATGTTAATACTAAGTCGGGAGTGTTCTTCCACTGATAGTTGAAAATTTCCTCGTCATAAGGAAAACCTAAGTTTAATCCAGCCATTATTCATTATCTCCTTTTTATTTTATAAAGTCTTTGTACAACTCGGGGTTCTCTTGCTTAAATTTGATTTTATCAGCATAACCCATTTTGTTAAATTCCTCTTTGGTAATAGTGCCATTGCCATTGCCAGTTTTAGGCTTCTTAACATTTGCATATTCACTCTTAACCTTTGTTTCAATATCATTCTTTGTAGCATTGAACATATTGATAAAGTTCTGAACATTAGACTTGGTAGCTTCTGCGTCATCGGTAACGAGTATTCCTATGAAATTCTCATAATGTGATTTAGGAATATCAGCTTCGGATAACATACTTTTTGCTTCTAACTGATTTGCTTTTCGACTTATTTCTCTTTCTCTTTCGGCAAAAGATTTCAGTTTTTCTTCTAAGTCCTTTTTCGCCAATTCCTCTGCACTAAGCTTTGCTCTCTCGGAGAACTCTTGTTCCCATTTCTTTTTATGTGTTTCCAAACCTTTTTTGATACCACTTTCTACTCGTCTATCTACTTCCGAAGTAACTCGCTTTTCAAGTTCTTCTTGTGTAAACAAGCCTTTCGTTGCTTCAGCTATCATTTGGTCTATCTGTTCTTGTGTGTATTCCATAATTCATATCCTCCTAAAATCCCATGCCATTGCACTATGCCCCAGCACATTATTTCTTTCATTTATATAATAACGTATTACTTGCAAAAATATTCTATATGGTGTATAATTATTCTTATAGGGAGAAACTTTTTACAGTAACTCCCCATAGTTGTTATTCTTCTGGCACTACATACAATTTTGAAGTAATTATATACACACAATTTAGATTATTAATATTATTAGATACTGTGAATATATAATCTGTATCTGGTTTTAATTGAAATGTTACATCTGGTGTAAAACTAATATCAGCAGATGAAATATAATAAGCTAGTGGAACTCCATTATCGCTAACAGTTGGATTATAACCAACAGTACAACCACATACATTAGTTGAATTTCTATTAAAGTTAGTCAATAAATAGTTTGTGTCTGCACCATCAGCCGTTACAGTACCAGCTTCATAAATACCAATATCAATGACAGCTTGCTGTGCTGTTGCTGTGTCGATACAAATTAATGAGTCCAGTTTGAGTGTTAGGTTTTTATCAGCTGGGGTTCTAAGCAAGAATGTTTCGTTAATTCCACCACCAAGGTTATCGTTGAATAATTGTAACTTATAAGCATTACCACGTTCAACGGATATACCTTGTACTGTTTCAGTTATAACAGGTGCATATGAGCCATCATTACTTGAACCAAGCATTTTCTTCATTAGGTCATACATTTTAACTATATAATATTGCATAATTTACCTCCCATCATAAAGATTTTATTACCTTCAATGCTATTATTCCACTTTTTATGAGAAAGTATTACTATAACATTCTACTTCAAATTTCAAAGTACCATAATCAAGAGTTAAAGTATCTGGAATAGGGTACGTTATCACGCCACTCTCCATTACCATACAACTTACTCTTCAACTACCTCTTCTTCATCCTCAACATCGGTTTCAGTAAGGGTATTAGGTTGTACCACAACTTGCTTTCCAGCAAACTGTTCACCCCAAAATGCTTGACCCCTAGAGATATACTCATTAACATCTGATACTAAGTCAACGATTGACAAGCAATCAGCTGGAGATAAAGTCTTGGTAGCCAATAGGTTCATATAACCTTGGGTCTTAACAAGCAAGTTATTATTCTTATTTCTAGTAAACTTGACGTCAATATCCATAAGTGAAATGTTAGTACCTAATTTGTTGTTGATAATGTTGAGAATAATTCTCAAGGTCTGCTTTTCAGCTTTCTTGAAAGTTAACTCTTTGTTTCTAGCAACAATCTCAAGGTCTGCCCATCCATCACGAAGTTCTACTGCTTGACCAGTATCCCCTCCACCACCAGCACGGTTGTTTCTGTCTGGAATACCTAGCATGGCATAAAGTAACTTCTCCATTTCCTCGGCAAATAGGTTCATACCACTTTGGTCTAGTTTGGTTTCAATGGTCTTAACTTCGGTCTTGTTATTAGTCATGTTCTTCAACGCAACAACACCAGATTCACGCATTTCTGCGTACATATCACTGTCAATGTCGGCATTGATGAATATAAGCAAGGATTGAACTATTTGGTCTATATCGTCCAATCTGCCACTGTGAAGATTATTGATGGCGTCCATTAAGCCAATACATAATTCCCAATCACCAATTCGCCACATATTGTTAGGGTATTCGATAATCGGTACACCACCTACATCATATGGGTCGAATGAAATAAGGGTATCTTCACTGACATTACCGTTATCATCGGTTACGAACTCATATAGTCCAAATTCAGTGTACGCATAATACTTAGTACCAATAGCAACACCATCTTCATCTAATAGGTTGTAGTAGGTAACACCCATTAAAGGTTTCTCTGCGATTGTGTTCTCATATACAACGAATGTAGTGGATGGGTTCAAAGACTTCTCTTCAAACGGTGTTTCATCGGCATACAAACCGTCTGTATAGACAATTCGGTATGCAGTACCACAAATACTTTGGAACTCACCAATCTCTTTGTCAACGGCAGACTTATCCTCATATGCAACAAATCTGTTAAGCATATCAATGTCTTCTTTTCGTCCACTCCCACTTTGGATATACTGAATCGGTGTTCCGAGGAAATAACCAATAACATTTCTAGTTGTCATTTGTGCATGGTTCAATACAACTTTGTTATTTACTTCGGGTCTTACCGTCTTCTCTTTCTCCAAAATAGGTTGTAAGCCATTACGATAATTGATTAGATAATCAATTTCGTACTTATTCTGCTTATGTGTTGCCATACTGACATTGATTAACTTGGCAACGTTACTTACTTCAAGCAAGTCGGCAGTACTAAATTCACTGATTATTTTTCTTCGTCCTTTTAAAATCATAAGCCTAATTCTCTCCTATTCAAAATTTTTATTGTAGTGCCTTGTAACTCTTGTAACAACTGCGATAACATTGCAGTAGCGTCGGGAGCGTCATCGTGAGCATTATTGCCTTTCTGTGTCCAACTTAGAAGTGCTTGCATAAACTTGGCATACTCACTGTTCGGAGAATACTTACTACTAGCCTTGAATATTAGGTGCTTCTTAGCATAATCGGAATATGTGATAATCTTAGTGTTCTTGTTATTGGCACTATAGAAGATACGGATACTAGTCTTACCCCCACCTTTTTTTATCAGTTCATCCAAATCCTCGGCATAATAGTTACCACCGTTATTCAACTCTACGTCACCACGAACTACATTGTTTCGTAGCCACATATTTGCCACAAGTGGTCTAGTTACATCGGGTAAACCGTTATTAAATACGACATCCTCTATATAAGCATAGTCACCGTATATATAAGCAACAAGGGATGTTACATAATCCTTACCCAAGTTCTTACTATCGCAAATTGCCACTATAGTGTCTGGTTTTCCACTCGGAAGTTCATAGTAATATTGTAAGTCCTCTTTATGATATAATAACCCCTCACGTTCAATAGGTTCACACTCATATAATGCCTTGAACGACGCTTCATCCATTGTCTTCTGCAATTCCTTGTAATATGCAGTGGAGAAGCCACCCACGAAGTCGAAGTTACTCTCTCCCTTTTCGTTAAAACAAGGCACACTGATAATTTTACATCTAGGATTGTCGGCATTTTGTTTAGCTAACTTGGTAATAGGGTCATGTACTGACCATCTTGTAGCAACGTGAATTTCCTTACAACCATCTTTCTTTCTCTGTTTACAGTTAACGGTATATAACTGCCATAGCTTTTCCATTCGGCTCAAAGACATTGCTTCTTCGATACCAGAAACTAAATCGTCACAATAGAGATAATTACCAGCTTCTGCACGACCAGTCATAGAACCACCGATAGGAACGAAAGAAATAGAGGGGTATCTCTTGGCTACTTTAAGCCAAATCTCTTCCCTCTTTGCGTTCTGTGACACTAATGGTGCGTCTGCGAATATCTCTTTAAACCTTTGCGATTGTACTATCTCCATTGTACCTATGTAGAATGAAGTCGTAATACTATCTGAATAAGATATAGCCAACTGTGTATTTTCGGGATGTCTACCTATAATCCAAGATAAAAACCGAATACCAGCAGTGCTTTTACCAATTCTTGGTGCAAGTGAGATGAGCAACATATCGTACTTATCATAAATCTCCATATCATTCATTGCGTCGAATATCTCACCGATATGGTTTTTTCTGTGATGGTAAAATGCTCTAGTAGGACTAGTATGGTCTTCATCTAGTTCCAAATACTTGTTATAACAGTGAAAATTGTGGGGTGCTACAAGACGTAACACATCCACATACAAGTTATACAATTCTAATTTATCCTTTGCAGATAAGTCGGGGTTGGCTAATTCAGATTCGATATTCGGTATTACAACATCTACATACTGTTCTACATCTTGAATCGTAATTATGCCATTTGCCATATGTCTGCTCCATTCTCTTTTGCTAATTTGTAATCATATACTTCGCTACAATCACCGAAGCACCAAACTTCATCAGCTTGTTTAATGTGTTTAATTCTGCAATCATAACCCTCTTCATTTCTTGGAAACTGTGTAACATTACCAAAGAGGAAGTTATGCTTGTAACCCTCTTCTTGGATTTCTGCAACAACACGTTCCTTGGTGAATTTGTTTGTATTTATGATAACGTATACGTTTCTTATTTCCATGTGAGTATACTCCTTTCTCTACACCACTTAACTTGATGATTGGGAATTAATAATCATTCTCGTCCTCTTCTCCAATCTCATTTTCTGTATATAAGTACTCAATGTCAACTTCTTTTGTGAATAACTCCAAATTCAATATAGGATAATTGCCATATTCGGCGTCATAGTTTAAATATCTAACACCGTGAACTTGAACACCATCTATGAATAAGTTACATACTGCACCGTCTTGACGGATTAAAATTTTGTTTGTCTTCATGTAACTACCTCCATTTCTCTACTAATATTATAACGGATAATCCCTAAATAGTTCATGAAAAAAGTAAAAAATTTGCCTAAAAAGGTAGACTTATAACATTATTTATGGTATAATATTAATAGATAACAAATAAAAAATGCTTGGAGGTATTAAATTTGCTAAAAGGTCAATTCTTTATAAAGCAAAACAGTAGGGGGTACATAGTGATACGGAGGGGTGGCGAATATAAGCAACACGCACATGTCAAGAAGCTACAAACTTGCAACCTACTGATAGACTTAATCGCCAAGAATAAACTGCCCGATAGCCAATATCTTAGGGGCAGTTGTAAAAGGCTATTAACGGAAGAAGAATATTCACTACTTCGCCCGAGGAAACAGATGTACTACAATTCACAGAAAGGTGTAAGGAGAAGATAATTGAGAGTTAGAACGGTAAAAGGTTATGTACACGGAACATGATATCCAAAGATATATTTTCGCCCGAGGACGCTGGTAAAATATCCACCGAACTAATCAAAGCCGATACAATTCACGATGTAAAGCTACACTTAGTCCAAGGAATTTCCTATGCTGGCTACGTAATCACCTACACGAAAACTTGGATAGACACCCTTTAGCAGTTAACTTTCAAAATCCTTCAGAACTCCCGAGAAATTTTTTAACAGGTGTTGGAAATGAAAACTGTTACAGATTTTTGGGAGTTGCTAGGGGGTATGAGCAACCCGAACGGATGTTCACTTTATAGGGGTAGGGTGGTGCAGTGGTAACGTGTTAACGTGGTAATGCTTTAACGTGGTGAAGTGTTAACGTGGCAATGTGCTGACGTTTATTTATACATTAAAATTAATATTTATACATTGCATGATTATACGTTCTAGGTGTATTAATATACATTATTAAATTAAAATAAAAAAAAATACCCTAGAGTAACATATTGTTATAATATGTCAATCTAAGGCATTTCCAAAGATGTCATTTATTGGTTACATATTAAGTTTAATAAGTCTATATATAAACATCACAAAAAATAATATTATTTTCATAATTCAGGCAATGCCTCCTAATTAATGGATTGCTA